CAAGCTGGCAGAAACTCCGTAGTCCGCGATCATTCGTTGATATTTACCTGGTTTGGCGTACTCATTACGTTTCGGTTTCCATAAAACTGATGAGCACCACCTTTCAAGTAAATTAACTCCGATGCGCTTTCCACTCAAGGTTTCCGTAATTCCTTGTTCTCTTAATGCTTTCTTCGCGTGTGGTTGTAACGTCAACTCATGTGCATATTTCAAAAAATCGGTATCCCAATCTATACTACCTACATATGTTCTAAAAGCTAAAATTATGTTATCTTTATACAAATTTACAAATCTGACCTGATTGGAAAAATGCTGGGCGTCTTTACCATCATCTTGCGGAAACCTCAAACTCAAAATACGCCGAAGCGCACGTTCGAAATTGAGATTGCAATCAGATAAAATCACACCTGTATGTGCAAAATTCCAACCAAAACAATACCTCCGATCTGTGTTCAATCTCCACTGCTCGGTATTTACTTTATTCGGAAACAGCAGCTCTCCCTTACCTAAATCAATGAAAGTTTCACCTTTCAATATCTTAAAAGCTCGGTTGAACTTATACGGACGCTCAATTACTTTTTCAGTAGCTACATGAATTACTAAACCCGTAAAGTGAACTCCGCTCTGCTGAGCTAAGTGCTGGGTTATGATTGAAAATTTAAACTAGAGAAAGGATTCTTACTCTTAGTAATGGCATGGGAGACTCCCATATGACTTCGCAACGCATGTCCTTCATGGAATTTATAATTTAACACAGCAAAAACTGTGTTTAAAGTAATTTCCAATCTCTTCACGTCACAATACCATGCCGCATTAACTTCGTTCTTGACTTGTGCCATTAATCTTGCAGGCAAAAATTTATTACTAATATCGGTATCAACTAACCCGATAATTGAGAAAACCTCAGTTATTAGATATTGATACAACTTAGTGTAAACTTCTGCCTTATAATAAGCGCGATAGCCGCGAACACTTCCATTGGTAACCGCAGTATGTTCCTCTCGATATAAGGAAATTGGTTGTCCAAAGAGTTCAAGTATCATGCTACTTCGAGCGTTAGAGTGTATAAATTGGTTGAAATGCTCAGCATCCGGTAATTCAACCATACGTGTCAACCCAAGAATGTTAGCCACAAAATTCCAAGCCCCTTCAAAAGAATTCCTTTTAAATATGTCCGGGTTGACGTATATCGTAGTGAGCTCTGTAGTGTCAACATCATCGGGTACATCAGAAAATGCACTCTCAGTTGAATCACTCTCACTTCGATTGACGGTCTGGGTAATGTCTCCATAGTCGACACCAACCTTACTGTCAGTCTTCTGCTCAATTATACGTTCCTCAGGAATCCTTACGTTGGCTCTCTCTTCTGCATTCGTGTGCATCATGGGCAAACTCTTTTCACACTCTTGTGAAGCAACCCCTCCCCCACAAATTGTAGGAAGTTGAACTATATTATGAGTCATTTCTACCTCCACTTGCGTGGGTACCTCAGAGCACGGCTCACAATATAGGTGGTAATGCGCATGCTGTAACGCAATGCACTTCTTCACATCAGAACATGGTGTCAAATCTTTCACCTCGACTTCTTTTGGTGGATCACCTGTCCCTTTCTTCTTCTCTCTAATCCTCCTCTCCGCTCCCTGGCGGTCTCTGTAATGATAGTGACTCCCGTGGCCACACTTTGTATCACTACAGAGGAATCCCCATTCTCTCGGGTCTCTAAAACCATCATGATCATCAAATTTTGGTTTTTTCATGCTATCTTTCGCTCTAGCTGCGGGTCTTTCGGTCATTTTTTAGAATTGTTGTGTAAGAATGCATCAAAAGTAGAAGTACCATTACTTCTCGCCATAAGTGTTTTACGCTTTGCAACCGTGCCACTATACTTTCAAGTGGTGGATCACACTGGCTATCTACCTTATCAACATTCCTGGATGCTAACACTAACACAACTTCTGATTTCTTGACAACCTATGAAAACAGTTTTAATGGTTCGAATATTATCACTGCGCTGAGGTATATACATATAAACATTTGTACAGGCATGCGATTGACTTAAAGTTTCAACTTCAACATCTTACTAGCGGCGGTAGCCACGCTAGCAGCCTTGGCTATAGATGAATCAGTTTTTGTATTCCCAAGTAAGTGATCTGCGGTCAGCGCCAATCCTGCTCCAGGAACACCGGCTTGTGCGGCCATTGAAAGTGGGCCGGCAGCCGCTCGTGCGACATGGGCAGTTTGTACTGCTACCGATCTATGAACAGTCGGATCAGATTTTTGCACTTTATCTATATCACTTGCTAAGGACAATGCATTAACGGTTCCTGTAAAATCAGCGGTAGTGGGTGTTGACATTGAGGCAACTTGATCACCGGAAAACTCCATATGGAACACTACTTCCACTCTAAAAGTGAATCCGGAGGTACAGCCAACAACGGCGATGCCACAAACAGCACCTCTAGCCGTTTGTGTTGACAAAAGTTGATCCCAATATACGGAAGATGAAGGTGATACCCAATTATAAGGATCCTCAGACATTTCAGTGTCATCCATATTAAATGGGCCAAATGCATACTCGTAATTTGCAGGCATCTCACTAACTGAGACGGAATGTGTATTCGATTCGGGTATGTACATGGCGGATGTCATATTGGAAACATCTGCGGCATGAGCAGGTCTCACTATATATACAGTTCCAGAACGATTAAGGACTGGGCCAGTTGGTGTAACTCGAATACCGATGACATTAATTCTACTTTCCATGCGCTTATTATTATTAGTCTGGCCTGAATTCGAAGGTAATGAAGCAGTTAACGTTGCAGTATCATATGGCCCATTGTGGCGGATATCAGCAGTTCCCACTATTTGAGTGGCGTTGCTGGCTCGATAAAAATCATAACCAGGCGAGGCATTACTGACGGGTGCCCATGTATTACCAGTAACTTGTAGGGCTACTCCGTCATTAGGGACACAAGGAATTATTAAGGCTTGACCTCTCCCCGCAGAATTGCAGGTAATTATTCCTACTGCCCTTGCTGTAACCTTCAAGGTTGGTACACCAGTTGGGTCCCCAGCAGTAACTCGGCCAGCGACAAGAGGTGAAAAAGGTGCCATAATGCCTCCACTCATAGGTGATAAAATGTGATTATCCGGGTGAAGTGGTTGGGGTGGTGAACGTTGCGGTGGCTGACGAGGTATTCTCGGAATTCGAAGGTTCCGTACTAAGCGTGGGGGGTCCATCCGATCTAACATCGACTGAACACCACGTTGTACAGCTTCCAGACCCTCTAAAGCGCCAGCACCGGCATTGTATGTTCTGGAAAAAGGAGTAACAGCTAAACGCTGTTGTCGTATAGTTTTTGCTGATTTTTTGTTGGTTCGATTTGTCCAAACCCAATTATAGAACCATAATTGGTGGCTGGGTGATCCCTGGCAGTTAGATCATCTTATAACGCGCCCAGAATACTAAAATTCACCGCGTCCCCATGTTTTTTATTGTGATGGGGGTCCTAAAAACACACTCGTAGGTTAAGCGTTTCACACGCCACTGTGCCGTAATCAATAACCTACCGTTTGGTTGTTTTCATTGTGCCACAACGCATCTACTGAAAGCCAATTCGCACGACATCTTATTCGGCGGCCAAGCCACTCAACCGAGATGTCTCAACCGCGAAGCGGAGCAGTAACCCGGTTGCCG